AGCAAACGCGCACGACTGTGCCGCCAGCAGCGATAACGCTACCAGCAGCCATTTCATCGATTTCATTTCGCTATCTCAGTATTTGATCGCGCTGAGGCCACCGAGCGCCGGAGGCATGGTCGTCGTCGGCGTCTGCGTGACGCCGCCGTTCAAAGCGAACGAGATGCCGGTAAAAGACGAGACGATTGACCACACCGCCGGAGGCCCAAACGACCCGCCGCCGCCGATCGTTCCGGAGCCGCCGCCAGAGCCCTCGATGACTGACTTCGACGCCGTGGACCCCGATAGGTTGCTGTTAATGTTGTGAGAATGTCCGGCATCAGCGAGGTTTCCGTTGGCCTTGGAGAACGTGACGTTCGGAAGACCCGATTGCGCAATCTGCTGATTTTGCGCTCCACAACGGAAAGCGACGGACGTTGCTGCGCATCCGCTCCCCGCGCTCGTCAGTCGATTGGCCGCACCGTTTACGCCCTGGGTGTCCAGCGCGAAGAACGCCGAACCGCGGGAGTCCGGCAGTGCGAACAGGCCTGCCGAGCACGAGCCATACGACGTGCCGATAACGCTGAACAATGCAGCATAGTTCGTCTGAGAAACGCACGACCCGTCTTCAATCAATGCACCGCGCGGGGCCACGGAGCCGCGCAATTGAAGAACCTTGCCGATCGGCGTGATGTCGACGTTGCAGGCAAGCTGATAGGCCGTGCCGTTGAACGTGATGCACGTCAGCTCGCCAGCCTGAAACTCGCCTCCTGAGAAAGCGACGTTGCCGATCGACGATGGCCTGACCACATTGACGAGGCCGAGCCCCGAAACGTTGATCTGCGTCGGCCCCGTGTTCGTGAAACCTGGGATAAATCGGAGCTGCACGCCGATGGTGTTCGCAGCCAGGTTCGGGATTGTGATCGCTTGCGCGTTCGCAGAGCCGGTCGAGGTACCTCCGAACGTGAGCTGGTCGACGAACACCGCCGATGCCGGCTTCGGCGGCGGTACGAACAGGTAGGCGACCGCAATGCCGACCAGCGCGAGGAACGAGGTGTTGATCGTCGATAGCGACGGGATCTTCTTCATCATGACGACGCGACGCTCCAGGAGTTAGGCGAGTAAAATCGGAACTTGGCTGTCATGCGGTCCGCCGCCATCACGAACGTGGCTTCGTTTGCGATGTTGTGGCCGGCTGGCGGAGTGACGGTCGCGGGGAATCCGGTTTGCTCATTTAGATTCCCGACCAGGTCATCGATGACAAACTCCTGGCCGTTCGATGCACCGGCAGGAAGATTGATGACCATCGCAGCGACAGCGACCGTGCGTTGAAGACCGACCGCGTAATCAGCAGTGCTGAGATTGAGCACGGCGCTCGATGAGACAATCCGGGCCGGCTTGATGTTCGCGCCGCTTTGAACGGCGCTCGCGATCTCTGATGTGAGGTTGGCTACGTTGCCGTCGTCGAGGACGTTGATCGAGAGCGCTTGCGAAATCCAGTTCGCGAGCGCGGCGACCATAACCGACGCCTGACGCCAAGACTTGTTGAACTTCGGCGATGGAACGATGCCGGTCGGGTAGCCGGTGCCGAGCGTAGCGTCAGCGGCATAAGCGGCCTGAGTTTCGACGTTGGCGCCGCCTTGGTTCGCAATCGGTAGATAGTCGACCTCAAATGGCATAGCGTTACGTTCCTGCAGAAGTGGTTCCGAAGGTCCCGACGTCGAGGCCTGCGATGGCGGAATTTTCGATGTCGAGCCCGAAGTACGGAGCGTCGGCGATCGCGGGGACGATGTAGAAAGACACGCCAAATCCGGCCGGCTTCAATGCGAGGAAGCCACCGGTGAACAGCGCCGCGGTGACTGCGTCCGGCACGCCGCCGGTCAGCGCCATGATGAAGGAGCCGTCGCCGCCGTCTTGGATCAGGATCGAGAATCCGGTCGAAGCGAACAGCGTGTCCCAAATTCTGTAGGCACCCGGGATGGTGCCATCCCAGTGGTTCGCCGCGATGCGCGCTCGAATGAGTGTGCGGAATTGTTCGTCGGCCAGAACGACCAGACCAGCGGTTGGGTCAAACGGCCCTTTGAGCGTACCCTCATCGAGACCGACGCCAGCAGTGTCCAGCGCGAAGTAAACACCCGAGAGCGGAACGTCGATGTCGCGCGTGACACCAACCCAAATCCCGACCTTGTCGAGCTGATCGCCGACGGCATCGTCGAGATCGAAAAGCCCCGGCATGCTCTTGGCGACTTCGATGATGTCGGCCAGTGGCTGCAACACCATCGACAGCATCGCCATGAAATTCGGCTTGTTGGCGTGCTGGCTTGTGACCAGCTTCAGCCACGGCGTTATGTCGCCAATGACCGTACCGTTATTGACGTCCCACTCGAGGCCGCTATCCCACAGCGCTCCGGGCGCTCCAGAATCCCAGGAGTCGATGATGGTCATGAGCCGCCGACGGTTTAGGTGTTGATCGTGATGGCCGTGGTGACCGCCGTCGCCGCTTCATTGAACGCGATGACGACGTCAGCGGCCGCGGGCATACCCGCGCCGCGCGCCTGCAGGATCGAGGTCACGTTGTAGGTCTTGCTGAGAAGGTCGAGCTGCGGCTGCGTCAAGCCTGTCGCGGCGATCGCCTCGTCGCCCTTCAGGTTCGCCGGTCCATACAACCGGTTGAGGAAGGAGTCTTCGCCGATATCGTAGCTGTTGATGAAGCCCGCTACCGCCTGCTGGATTAGCGTTTCGGTGGTGGAGACGAACCCCGTGAGCGGCTGGATCGTGATCGCCAGCGTGAGCGGGACGTTCGTCAGGGCGAAGAAGTTGATGACGTTCGGGACGCCCTTCGAGTCGATGATCGTCTCGCTGGTCGTGCCATAGGTGCCGACGCCGGGAGCCTTTTCGGTCGCGATCGTGGTTGCAATCTGCGTCGCATCGCCGCCCGAAATGACGACGGCGATCGAGGTCGGCGGGATGCCGTTGCCGTCGACCACCTTGGTGTCGTTTTCATAGACGATCAGCCGGCCGACACCGGACAGTGCGGCGAGCTGCCCTTCAATCCCCAGCAGGATCGTTTGAGACGGGTTGGCCGTCGACAGAGTTTGTCGCTGTCGAAGCTGAGAATCGGTTTCGACCGGGTTGCCAGGGGAGGCCGTGTTTGCGCCGTTCGTCACCGACTGCCAGCCGAGCGTCGGCGTCAGGATGACGGTCAGCGAGTTCGCAGGGACGGTAACGGCGCCGGGCGTGGTGCACGTCGCGGTGACGTCGATGGTTCCGGCTTCAGGAATGACGACATCGGCCGGGAGCGTCCATTGCGTGCCGAGGTTCGCGTTGTCGCCGATGACGCCGTTCGTGATAGGGATGCCGACCTGCCCACCGATCGTCACGATGATCTGGCTGTTGCTCGAGGACGCGCGCTTCAGGCCGTTGATCTTAACGAGACTGGACAGCGCTGCGCCTTGCGCGTTTGCCGGAGAGAAGCCGTTGTAGACCGAAACCAGCGTATTGTTCGCGTCGGTGATCGCGCGCGCAAAGATCGACAGGTACTGCACATCCTGATTGTCGGGGGACGTGACGAGGTCGGAGCCATAGATCGACGCTGCACCGTTTTGCAGCTGGGCAAGGGCGTCGTCGAACGATGGCGCCGATATGCCGGCCGGCGTGATCTGCGCTGCAAGCGAACCCATCAGCCGAAATCCAATGTCGTTTCAGGCATCGGCGTTGAGCCGAATTGCGTGTTGAGCGTGACCGTGTTCGGGATAGTCAGCCTGCGCGTGACTGGATCTAGCGAACTGGAATAGTTGTCGATGCTCGTCATGCCTTGGGTGCTAAGGATCTGGTTTTGAATCGCCAGATCGTAGATCGCCTTGGTGCCGTAGCCGATCACGGCGGAAAGCCAAGGCATGCCCACGGTGACGTCCAGGAACCAAGTCTTTTGGAACAGGCCGAGGCCTGTCTGCACGAGCTGCGCGACGGCCTGCGGAGAGTTGACGAGAAAGTTCGCGGACCCTCGGCCGAACGTCATGTCGCCGTTGGCATCGAGTGCTCGCACGCGCATCTGGCTACCAGTCCGGATATTTCTGTCCGTCCGGCAGGGCCTGGACCTGAATGTTCATCTGCGCATTGCACCAAGGGCAACTCGTCAGAAACTCTTGCTTGTCGATCCATACCGTCTTCGTGTGGACGGTGCCTTTGGAACTGCACGCGACGCATTGGATGAAAAGCTGGCCGTTTCCGCGGAACGCCTCGTTTGTTGGCGCGTGCTTTATGGTTACAGGTGCGGCCATTCAAAAACTCCTAAATCAGCTTCCGGGCGTCGGCGGTTGGCCGTTCGCGGGATGGTCGTGCGTCTGAAGCCCGACCTGGTCGGCGCCGCCGTGGCCGGCGATTACGTTGCCGGTCGCGTTGACCGCGCCATTGACGGTGAGTGGGCCGGTGATGTTGGTACCGCCCGGAGCAACGATGTTGACGATGTGACCGGCCGGATCTAGTTCGACGTAAGACACGCCGTCATTGCTTCTGAGCTGGGCCGTCGTGGTCGAGATGTTCGACAAGGCTTTCGGCTTTGACCATATCTTCGGGAAGCAAAAGCCATCCGACAGATCGTGCATTCGAAATTCGGCTTGCGGCTGAATTCCGCCTTGCGACCACCACGCGTCGACGCAGCGGTTGGCGATGTTGATCCACACCTCGTCGCCCTGCGTGAGCGGCAAGGTGAGGGTTACGTTGCCGCCACCGGGGAACTGGACTGGACAATCGACCAGCATGGGCAGATTGGCGTTCGACCAGGACCCGTCATTCTGGTTCTGATGCTTCGCCTGAATCGCCGGCTGCACCACGGCGGTCATCAGCACGGCATCGAACGATTGCACGATGCCCGGCATTCCCGTCCAGAGGTCGCGAAGCTGCGCCTCGATCATCACGGAAACGGCCGCCTCGAAGTCGTTTACTCGCTCCCTGCGATCCATCTAGCTACCCGTCGGCAAGAACAGCGTTTGCGGGCTTCGCGCTGGAGTCGACCGCAAGGCAGACCAGGTTGGAATACCAAGGCGCGCCGCGCGTATCGCCTTCGAACTCGCTGACATAGACCCGGTAGAAACCGTCCCATGTCGTCTTTGGCAAAAGGCCGGGGATGTTTTCAAGCCGTCCCTGCGCGAACAGATTCTGGCCGCCGAGAAACGCGCCCTGGATGCTCTTGTTGTTGATCTGCAAGAGCGTGCCGATCTTGATCTGCGGATTGAGCAGCGCCTTCAGCTTGATCCCGTCCTCTGTCAGCTCCGGCATGTTGACCATGCCGGAGTTCGAGTTCATCACCACGGCCGTGCCGGGGATGTACGAAGTCAGCGGAACAAGCTGAACCTGGCCGTTCTGAATGCTCCATGTTGCGTTGGTCGTGTCCGCGATATCGTTCATCCG